GGTGGTTTCTGTGCCTGCTAACAGTCGATATATTCTCTCTGTATGTTTTTTGTATTTATGGATTGGTGGGTGGGGTATTTTGGAATTTAGGGGGTAAGTTTATGTATGTATTTTTGTTTTGTGCTGGGGGTTTGGTTTGTTTTGTATTATTTTTTGTTTAACTTTGTTGCTGTGAGTTTAGCGTTTAGTGTTTTTTTTCAGGGTATTGGTTACGGTCGGGAGATAGGGGCCAATCTCTTTTTTGTTTTATAATAAAACGGTCTTTTTGGTTTTTGTATATTTTCAGGCGATTTGGCGGTGTTTGTGTATTGTTTGGCACAGTTTATCATCTTCGGAGTTTAATTGTCTTAAACAGGGCTTAAAATTGCATTTACGGGTATTCTGGAGTATTTCTTTGAGTTATTGAATTAAAAAGTCAATTGATATGGTTTTTTATATATTGAGTTTAACGGTTATTACGTTGGTAAGTTTGGTATCGATGTGTTATGTGGTCACTGCTTTCATTGGTAGGTTTCCGGTGTTGCGGAGTCGGGGAGGTGTTGTAGAGTCTAAGGACTCGGTGAGTATTGGTTTTAGGAAGGGTAGTAAGACAGAGGCTTAAAAATAACAAAAAAGACTATTATGGGAATTTTGAAAAAAAAATCGGCCGAAAAAGAATCGGTTGATGTTGAGTTGGTTGTTGGTGGCCGTCGGAGTGTTTCGGAGGTTGTGAGCTGGTTGGAGACGCACGGCATTGAGAGGGGCACAGCGGCCCAGGTGCAGGGTTTTCTCAGGGCGTATGATATTTCGCTACCTCAGATTGCGCTGTGCAACTATGGTCTGACATACACTTTTGCGGAGTTCGCAGAGTGGTTCTACGCCGAGAAGGAGGATTACAGTCCCAAGGAGAATACGATCTGTATTTTCTGGAATGACGACAACGCCCAGGCTATCATCGGGGTGCTGAGTGCGAAAGTGAGTGATTCGGAATTTCCGTACAACTCATTCGACGGCGGCAGGTATAAGCACTGCATGCGCTTCGACACCCTCTCGCAGTACCGACAGCTTCTCAATACGCCCAACGGCGATCCTGTGGCTCTCCCGCAGACCGATTTCGAGGGTTTTACCGGCGTGGAAAAAGTTTCCGAGGAAGAAAAAGAGCAGTAGTATTGCGCAATTGAGGAAAGGATTATATATTTGCGTACTGTTTACTCAATAAACATAGTTCGTTATCCGAACACTTCCTTTTTTTGGTTGGAGTCCCTGCCGTTCTGGTGGGGGCTTTTTGTTTTCTTTGAAAACGGCTTTTTGTTTCGAAGAAACAGCCTTTTTGTTTTTAGAATAAAACAGCATCTTATGACATATTTTTTTCACAAAGATCGAATTTCTATAAATCTTAATTATATTTGGGCGAAACATTATGTGTATAACTTATCGATATTATGTACAATCCCCCTGGAAACGCTGTTGATATATTAGATAATATTCTAAGTAGTAACGAGTTGCCTCAGGTTCCGAGCGAGAGAAGTACAGAACCCTGGGATTGGAAGTGCTCGGACGAGATGCGCAAGGTGCTCGAAAGCATGGGCGTATATGAGAGTTTGCGGGATCAGTTGGAGGTGATAGACCGGTCGGAGAGCAAGAGGGATATAGAGCTGGCCCGAACTAAGCTGGACGCGCTGGGTAAGGCGATGAATATTATGAAAAACGCTACGACGGTGCATAAGGATTCGGGAACCGAGGATAACGAGGAAGGAGTTTCCCGCATCACTATCGACATGAGCATAAGAGAGGATTCTAAATGAGTAGCGGACGTACCTTCGATATGAGCATTAAGCTAACTCGCAAACAGCGGGTTATGTTCAACATGCTCAACGAAGAAAAATACAAGGAGGTACTTTTCTACGGCAGTAGCCGCTCGGGTAAGACGTTCCTCATCATCTATTGGATGATGGTACAGTGCGTGGTGTATGGTTCTAATTGCCTGGTTCTGCGCAACCTCTTTACCTCGCTACAGCTCGGTATGCTAAAGCAGACCCTGCCAGCGGTTCTCAAGGTGCTCGCGGAACATAATGGTTATAAGTCCATCGAAAAAGTGCTTATGAACGATGGGCAGCGTTTTTGTAAGTTTAACGGGAAGGATAATTATCTGAAGTTCTTTAATGGGGCCTATATACAGTTTGCTTCCATGCGGGGATCGTCGGATAATGATTCCACTTTTGATAAAATATTGTCCTCGGAATGGGGCCATATATTCATAGATGAGGTTTCGGAGGTTGAGGAGAGAGCTGTGGATATTTTACGAACACGCTTGGCGCAGAAGCTCTCGGTTCGTAATAAACTGCTGTTTGCTCTCAACCCTACTCGTAAAAGTGGTTGGACTTATGTTCGTTTCTTCAAACACGAAACCAGAGAGGGACTTGCAATTCCTGAGGACACAGTGGCAGGCTTTCTGGTTGTCAAATTTAGTCTCTCCGATAACATGGAGAATGTGGCGGAGGATTATAAACAGACGTTGGAGTCGATGTCATCTCTGCAACGCAAGCGTTTCCTGGATGGCGACTACTTTGACGAAAGCGAAGGCGAGATTTTCAAGAAAATAAATTGGAGCGACACTACGCCTGAGAATAAGCTCCCCACTATCGACGAGTGGCAGAGCATAGGAATATATACCGACCCTTCGGCTAAAGACAGCAAGACGAGCGACTTTAAGGCTTCCGTGATGCTGGGGCGCGCGAGAAATAAGATTTGGCTCATTGACGTGAGAGCGGTGCAGGGAACATCCCTACAGATGTTGGAGAATATCCGGGATTTGTACCTCGAAAGCCCCAATCCCCATATCACGAAGATATGGATGGAACGCAAGCAGGTGCCTCTGGATTTTAAGATTACGTACGAAAAATTCCAGGAGCAAACCGGATGGGTATGCCCTCTGGAATGGGACACCCGAAATATGGGCGATAAATTCACGGCCATAGAGAGTATTCTGGAGCCGTTGTTCCATTTCGATAAGTTCTTCTTCAACGCCGCGCTTAAGAATACTTCCCGGGGCGGAGAGGCTGTGGATCAGTTCCTCTATTTCTCCCGCAAGCCCGACCCCAACCGTAAGGATGACATCCCCGACGCTTGCATGCGAGGCGTGTCCCTCTTAAATAGACCCGGCTCCGTAGGCTCCGGATATACCGACACTGCTGTAATTATTAAAAAACCTAAAAGAACATTCTTCTAAAATGGCCACGACGAACTATACCAAAGAACAATTAGAGGCTTTGGGATGGGAATTTATTATCGAAAAATTAGATATTCCCATAAATGATGAACTCTATTACGGATGCGGCATAGACTATCAAATGAACGGAGACACACCGACGGTAGATATTCCCGGCTACGGTAAAATTGCTATGGCGTGGATGGGACGCATTTGGGGTATCGATGAGACCAGCACCATAAAAATGGCTGTGAAGATGGTCTCGGACATGCAGAATACCATTGACGGCGCTTCTGTGGAACCAGGCCCCGACCCCGAGCCAGGCCCGGAGCCTCAACCCGGTAAATATACCGAATATACGAGGGAGCAACTCGAAGCTCTCGATTGGGCTTTTATCTCCGAACCTATGGAGGAACAACAGGGAATTACCTGGGCCGGAGGCGCAGTATTGCATCAGAATGGACAGTATCAGCTTGTCGAAGTCCCCGGATATGGAAAAATAGGTCTCGTCCAAATTTCACAAATCTTAGGACAGAGTGAAAGTAACATTATAAATCTAGGCATAGATATTGCCCGCATGACGCAAAATATCTTGGACGGAACGCCATTCCCGGAACCGGAGCCGGAACCGGAGCCGGAATTTTATTTCCCTAAAGAAGAATTGTATCAGTGGATAAGCCCTCAGCAGATGGAGCAGTTCGAAAAGATGTACCCCGATTGTTTCCAGATGTCATACCAGAGTGCGCTGGGGCTCATCCGCAGTCAGATCGGCGAACTATACGACATCGACGCGATCCTGGCCGGAGATACGAACGCAGGAACCAAAGAGGTATTCCGTTGGATGCTGATAGTAATTACGGCTTACAATATCACGGCTCCGGCAACGAAACGAAGTCAGACCATCGACGATAACTTCATGCTCGCATGCGGACGGCTTAAAGAGATGAAAACGGGCGCTTCATCGATGAGCGACGCTCCGATAAAGGAGGAACCGAACGCATGGCCCGGAGTAGTTAGAAATGGACAAAAAATGTTAGGTTAAAATATGGCACAATTTCACGCACCGCGCATACAGCCTTATAATGCGTATAAAAACGTAGGTACCAAGAACCTCAAATCGAAATATATCCCTAACGAGTATTTCGTAGAGTTCACGCCGAGTTGGTGGCGAAACGCTATCGATAACGCGATCAACTATTCAGACCTCACGTGGTTGGACACCCTGTATAGCTGGTGCATGCAGAGTTCCCCGTTCCTGGTCAGCCAGCTTAATAAGCGCCTCATACCGATCTCTAAGACCAAATTTGCCTTTGCGAATCCAGATGGGACAATCAACGAGTCGGTGACCGAACGACTGACGCGAACGAATTGGTTCAAGAAACTCGTCAGGGCGCGCGTGCTGTCCCGTTTCTATGGCGTGAAAGTCGTGGGTATAGATGTCGTGAGCGACAGACTTACCGACTACCCGATGCGAAATATCGACATCGAAAACCGGGCTATACGTTATCAGACGTACGATATTGAGAATGTAGCCTATGTAAAAGATTACGACAATCTTTTCTACATGCAACCCGACACCGATCAGGATTTCAAGCTCGGCATGATGCAACCCATCTCGCGCGCTATGATCGGTATTGTGGAGGCATACAATAATTGGTCAGTGACGAGCGCCACTTATTCGTACCCCCGAACTGCGATATATTACATGGACGGAAACAAGCAGTACCGTCAGATCGCAGAGCAGATCGCCCGCAACCTCGATCCTCTGGATGTGCCCATCCTGCCGCAACGCCAGAATCTCGACGATAAAATGGCCGTTCCGCAGATCGAAATCAAACCCCTGCAAACGCAGATGTACCCCGATGCTTTCCGCGTATTCAAAGAGTACATCGACAGCTACCGCAGTGAGATCATGCAGTTAGTAACGGGAGGTACCTTGCTGGGCGCTACGGAGAAGAATACCAACTCCGAGCAACTCGCTAATATCCACCTGGCGCTGTATGACGATATTTGCGACGACGATAAGCGCGACGTGCTCTCCTTCTTCAATTATGAAGGGACGATAGAGAAGCTGAGTCGTCTGCTCGGAGATCCATCTATTTCAGAACTCCATTTGGTTGAAATACCAGAGACTTCAATCAGCCTCGACAAATTTGAACGCGTGATGAAAGGACTCGGACAGGTAGGACTCCAACCTTCGGCATCATTGTTCGAGAAGATCGGTTTGGAAGCTGACGATATAAATTGGGCTGTTCGGAACAATAATTGGTCAGAAGTGGAAGTACAGAAGAAAACCGGAATGGCTCGCGTAAAAGAGATTCTCTCTAATATTACAGGAAATGGCAACAGGAAAACAGCTCCAGGCCAATCTGAGGAAACTAAAGAATAGGATTCAGACGCAGGTGCCTCAGCAGGTCGCTCGCTCTATGCTACGGGAGACGCGGGATAACTTCGCCCTCGCGCAGTATGGAAATGATAAAACGCGCCAGAAATGGCCCGACCGCTTCGGATCGATACGCGGCAAAGGATTCGGAAATGTAGAGTCCCTACTGCGTTATCCGAAGCTTAGATATACCGGGAAGCTGTATCAGAGTATTCAACCCCGATACGGACGCGGATATGCCGAACTGACAACTCCCGTTCCGTACGCTAAAGCCCATAATGAAGGTCTCGCATACCTCGGAGGCAACTCATACCGTAAACCACCTGTATCTTCCGTGCCTCTGAAATTAGGACGACGGCCTAAAGAGCGTAAATTCATGGGCGTAGGACGTAGAACGGAGGAAAATGTTGTCAAAATATACCTCTCAGAATTGCGAAGGACTTTATAGAAAAAACTTTCTTTGCAATAGAATAAGTTTTATTATATCTTAGTCACGTAATTATAAGTTTTTCTTATGATAGGAGCAGTAACGAAAGCATTTGTAGAGGCGATCCGCGCGTCAGAACTCGTGGAAGCTGATAATATCAGCGTAGTACTCGCAAATGACGATGGCGAGGGTACCGTAAATACGGCGCTCCCAGCTATCGCTGTTGCTGTGAAAGGGTCGGATAATGAAAAGGGCGAGTTCATCAGCGGCATGCCGGAAAACGAGTATATCGTACAGCTTGCCGTGATAACGAACTTCGACAACCAGGCCGCATCCGAGGACATGGATCATCAGTTCGATCAGATGGATATAGCCTACAATCTGATGCTCTACCTGCATAAAGCTCAGTACATGCCTTTCTTCGATGATCTGCGCAAGAAGTATGATTTCTCGATGAAGTATAACGGCGTGGAGACTCAGCAGACGCGCGGCATGGCTTCGGATTTCGAGATCGATGTTTTCGTGTTCCGCCTCGTTTATACCTGTACCTTCTTAAGCAAGGAGATCATGGATGATAGAGCGAAGGCTCCATTGGAGAAGGTAATCATGGAGTACTGCAATCCGCAGGTGACCACTCTGAATGTTACGATGGCATACTATGATAATTCAGTGGCTATTAAAGACCCATTCCTTATGGAGATCATACCTTTGAACTTCGGTGAGCCATTCATTATCCCCGCGCCTTCGGCGCATGCTATAGAGCTAATCGAGTTAAAAGGTTTCAAGGTGCACGATACCTTTGTTACACTCGATGAAAATAATAATATTGTAGCGACATATAAAGTTGGCGACATCCTGCCATTCGGTACAGTGCAGAAAAACAGCCGATTATGTTATTTAACAGTAGAGCAATAATGGCGGAAAAAGTTAGAAAACAGATTTTATCCAACGAAACTCTCAATGCAAAGGGATTTCATGTGTTGAATGGGACGATAGATTGGAATCGCTATCGTAAAAATCCTATTCTTCTGCGGAATCCAAACACAGGAGAGCACTATGGAGAACCTATTGGAAAGATAAAAAATATCCGGTTGGAAGGCGGTAATTGGATCGGTGAACTTGTGTTTGGTTCGAGTCCGGTAGCACGTCAGGCCCAGAAGGATTACGACGATGGAATCTTAAATGGAGTGTCCATTTTCGGAATAGCTCGGATAGTAGAGCGTAATAATCGCAGAGTAACGACCTTATTTGATGTGTGGGAGATTTCTCTGGTTAATATTCCGGCCAACCCAGACGCAGTAGCTATCAGAGAGGGTAAGGAAGGTCTGTCCGTATCTTTTGATGCCGACACTATCGAGATGGAGGAATTTACAGCACTTTCAGCAAAACAAGTAGATATTATTAACCAATTTGAAACAAACATGACAGAAAACGAAGCCCCAAGCCAGGCTCCCGAAGAAAAAAAGGAGCATATGGTAGCGTTGGATGCCCTCGCCGATTTTTTGAATAAGATCGGGTTGGCGCCGCGTAAACGTAAGGAGCGTGTGGCCGATGATTTGGATAGGGATGCCGATCAGGACGATCGGGATGCTGGCCAGGACACTCGGGATGCACGGGAGGATCAGCGCGTAGAGGCCGAAGATCGTGAAACCGATCCCGCCGAAGCCGAACGCCGCGAGGAAGAAGCTAAGAAAGATGAACGTGATGCCGCCAAAGACGAGAAAATGGCGGATAAAGACCGTGAAGAAGCACGGGAGGAACGAGCATCGGCCCTGAGCGTAAGCCCCGAGGATGTAAAAGAGGAAAAACCTGTACCTACAGCCCTTAGTGTGGGGGATGAAGCCCGGGTTTTTGACACAACAACACAAATCAAAACTAATAAATCAATGGTACAACCTTTCTTTAAGTATATTAAAGATTCGGCGAACGCTTCGAAGATTCAGCGTATCGCCGCGCTGTCGGCATCCGCAGATACGACCGACGGCCTGGTGGGTCTCTCCGCCGAAACAGATTCTGAAACTCTCACCGCTATCCAGGAGCTTGCCGCTTCGATGAAGAACGATTCTTCATTCATGGTAGCAGTGGAGAACATGACCTTCCAGGTTAATGACGGCCGCAAGATTCCGGCAACGGAGACTATCGAGGCCCTGGCATCGGGTCATGGCTCGGCTCAGTTCATCCAGAACGCCGACCTTGCCAAGATCAATTGGCTCTCTCTCTTTGTGCGTCAGTTGTTCCCCGAGAACCGCTGGGCTGACCGCGTACGCCGCATGTCGGTACGGGATCGTGAGGGTATCATCTGGATTGAGAGCGCAATGAATCCGGAAGTTTACTTCGGCGATCGTGCTCCTGTTAATGCCAAGAACTACCTCTATGACGATATGCCGCGTGGTCTGGCACGTAAGGTGCTGTCGCTCCAGCCTATTCTCTGGCAGTCGGCAAATACCGATGTTCTCTCGTACAACGACGTGGCAACGGGAACCTCGGAGGCTACACGCATTATGACCAATGCAATCCACAACTATTGGTTGCAGAAGATCGCCGAGGATGTTCCGGCGGCTAACCAGGTGCCGATGAGCGGTACGGCCTTCGCATCGACGGGACGCTTCCCGATCAACCCCGCCGCCGCAGGTAATCTCGCAGGTCTCACCCTGAATGATCTGCTGGGTGTGCAGGGCCGTTTCCTGGCTCGCAACCTCGAATTTGGACGCGGTAGCGGCGTGACGGTACTCGCAGAGCCGTATTACACCGCGCTCGCTCAGACAGAAGAGGTGAAGTCGATCCTTACTCAGCAACTCTCGAACGCCCGTCCTGACGGTTTCACGTACAGCGGCTTCGAGATCATCGCCCGTTCTATTATCGCTGGTTACAACACGGCAACCAACACCGTAGTAGATGCGGAGAAGTACTTCGACAAATCCGTAGATTGGGCTACCGGAGCGATCGACGATACCCATGTATCTCCGGTACTGGCATCGACGGTATATGACATCGGCCTGTCGTTCATCCCCGAGGAAGTTGTTGTAGGTATCGGTAACACCAACATCCATATGGTTTCCGATCCTAACAGCTACGGATGGAAGATGTCGATGGATATTTCTACTGCCGCAGGTACCCTGCGTTCCTCGGCCGCAGGTATCGCACTGCTCCGCCCGACAACGGCCGCATAAATATCGGCTTTCCCTGCCCCTTCGTGGGGCGGGGAGGCTTTTTAATTATTACTTAATACCCTATTTTTAATATGATTACAATAGCAAGATTCCAGCAGAGATTTTTTATCGACCTCGCAAAAATGGTTAGCGACTACGGCTCCGTTTGGGTTGTAGAGGATGGCAACGTTTACCGCACTGAGAAGCAGGCGCGCGATCGTTGTACCGATAAGACGAAATTGGCGATTATGAACAAGGAGGATGAGACCAACCTCAGATATATCCGAGTCGATCTCAAAGGCTTCCCGTTCAAAAAGTCGGAGTACGCTTATAACCTAAAGAAAATCCAGGAGATGTTCGACGATCAGGAGATGGCGCGCAGAAGGGCTGTACGCAACGATGCAGAGGCTATTTTGAACACTAAGCCTGCTCTGAGCATGTCCGATGACGAGGCTTTCGCCCATGTAGAGTCCGTGAATAATGGAGCGGCTCCCGAGGTAACCGATGCTTCCGAGATGATTAAATTCGGAGATTCCGAATTTTCTCTGGAAGATACACGGGTAGCACTCCGGGAAACTGTCGATCCTAAGTTCAGCCTTCGCACGGGGATGGTGAAAACTCAGGCCGCCGTAGATGCTCTCTCCCAGGAAGATAAGGAGAAGGTGCTGGCTGTATTAACAAAGTAACTGAATAAAACAAAACTATTATGGCAACAAAACCCAAAAGCAGAAAACCTGCAATGGAGGCTCAGGCAAAAGCGGAAGCCGCCACAAATCCGAACGTTAAAATCGACGCTCGATATAATTACGACGTAGTAGGCCCCGGTGGAGATGTTACCGAGGTAGATGTACTCGGCATCTCCAAAGCTGATATGCTGAGCGGCTACTACGAAACGGAAACTATTACCGAGTAATACAACATTTAATATTTAGAAAAAATGGCAAGAACAGGTATTTATACCTCTATTACAGATACTCAACTTGGAAATCAGTCGGTAAGCGACAGCATTTTCATGTTGGTAGCTCCTGCCAAAGCCGCAACCGCAACGGGAGGACTTAAATTCGACCTGGGCGTTGCATATCTTATTACCAGCGTAAAAGATGCTACTAATCTGGGTATTACCTCCGATAACAATTTACTTTTGATGTTCAACATTACCGAGTTCTACGAGAAAGCGGGTAATGGAACTAAATTATGGATTGTAGGTGTAAATGCTACAGAAACAACGTCCGATGCCACGAAATTTGTCTCCTTCATCACGGATTCTCTCCCCGAGGTAATCCAGAGTACGACGGCGACTAATTTCGACAATCGACCCCGGGTAGTAGGATTCTGCGGCTATACGACATGGGCAAAATCGACAGCTTCCGATCCGGTGATCCCGACAGTAACTCAGGATATTGTTAAGGCGGCGCAGACGACGCTCGAAAATCTGTTTACCGACAGCATCCGCATGTGTGGTGTCGTTGATGGTCTTATGCTTAACTGCAAAACGGCGACGGGCATCATGGGCGAGCAACTCGCTACGACTCTTACGAGTTGTGTCTCTCTGAACTGTCCTCGCATCGGTATTCAGATTACTACTTCTACTCCTGGATCACCTGCTTCGGTAGGACAGACCCTCGGATGGCTGGCTGGTATCTCTCTCGCAACATCTATCGGCGCTGTAATGCTCGGCTCCGTATCGCAGATGGGCTATTTTATCGATTACAATGCCGGAACACCTGTGAATACTAACGTTGCGGTAGCTACGCGCGCAATCAACGATGAACTCGGTGATAAGCAGTACATCTTTACCCGCACGCGGCCGCAGTTGCCGGGCGTGTACTTCAATGACGGCGCTACCTGCAATGATCCTACAATGGCGCTGTCATCGTTGGAGTTCTTGCGTGTAGGTAATGCTATCTGCGACAGTGCAGAGGCGTTCTTTGTGCGTCTGCTGGGCTCCAACATCACAACGACGGCGAACGGAGAGATCGATAACGGATATAAAGCCTCCACTCTGGATGATCTTTATTCCCGTTACCTGGCTCCGCGCATCAATCGCGGTGAGGCGCAGGAAATTAACGTGGATTTCTGGGCTAAGGATGGCGACTTCCTCGCTTCCCGAGCTATTGAAGTGCAGATCGAGATTCGCCCGTACGCATCTTTGCGGGAGGTATATATTGAAACGTTGTTTATTGCATCTCAAAATTAAAACATTCAACTATGGCAAATCAATATGTAGTACCGAGTAAAGATGTCGAAATTCGGATTAAACTTCCGGATATTCCCTCGATTCCTATTGAGACGGGTACATCTTTGAACCTTACCTACTCGCAGACCGTGCAGGATATTTTCGCCATCGGCGCAAGCGATCCTATCGATATTCAGGATTTGAACGCTCAGTACACCGCTCAGCTTTCATTCCAATCTGGCGAGTATCAGCTTATCCTGGACGCTATCAACGGTGGTATTCCTGCGGGAACGGCTCCCTATGCTACTTTGAACCAGGTTCCGACCTTCACGCTGTCCAAAGTAACGAAGTTGCGCAACGCCACAATTCCTAAGACCGTAACGGAGTCTTTAATGAATTGCAAGGTGGAGACCAACAGCTCGGACACGAACCGCAACGATGCTGAGACTCTCACGTCGGTATCATTGCGCGGCGTGGGAATCCAGCGTACAGTCGCTCCTATTGCTCTTTAATTAACGGGGCGGGAAACCGCCCCATTTTTTCCTCATTTAATAAATAAAACAATAATGTCGCAAGAAAAGAACAAAATCGATCTCGATAATACATACGAGGTCGTGGTATCGTATCACGTCGTAGATATTGATGACAAAGGCAAACTTAAGGAGGTAAAGAAATCCAACCAGAAGATTCAGTTTTACAAACTGCAACGTCGGAATATGGCTCACTCCCGCTTTGCTACTAAGGTTCTGGAAGGGACAACCGATCCAATGGATATGGCCCTTAATTTCGTTGATATTTGCCTTGTGGATGAAAGCATTAAGACCGATCTTATGGGAGATGCCCTGGCATGTCTCGAAATATATCGGAGCGAAATTGTAGGGGAGGATTTCCGGCGTTTTTTCGAGGGGTGGGAGTACTATCAGAACCTACTCCTAAAACTCTCTCAGAAAAACTAAAACCCTACTTAGAGGCTGATCCTCTATTGATCCGAAAGGCGATAGTTTCCCGGTATTTCAACGAACCTATCTCCACTGTTTCGGAGCGTTTTACCCTGGATGAGTTAGATATGTTATTCAACCTGGCTCTCCATATTATAGATTTAATAGACCTCGCACCCTTTAAGGGCCAAAAATAATATTTATGGCACAATATACCATCCGTCTAAATCTTGGCGGTAATATCATACAGCAACTAACCCGTGCCGAGGGTATTATGGCGCGGTTGAACGCTCAGGCCGATCGTTTCAACGGAGGCAGTATGAGGGGTGGCGGCCCGTCTATGTTGGGAGGTATCGGACGGGGATCGTTCAACGCACCTCCGGGCGGTATTCGGCCTCTCCCAACTAAATCTAACTTCGACTTTCACGGTCTGGGTCGCAACGCCGAGATCATTACCCGCAACATGCTCACCCCCTATGGCTGGGCGCGTAATGCCGGTAAATTAGTGGGCGCAGTATTAGATGGCGCGGCTAAAATCATGGCTTCGAATCCCTATGCGTTAGGTATCGGAGGCATTGCTGGTGTTAGCATAGCTGGGTATTTAGTTCCCAAATTGGTTGGCGGAGCTATTTATGGCTTGCTGTCTAAGGCCCTGAATAGTCAATCTATGACGGAGGCTATATCCAATCGTATGCAGATGGATATGGCCCATCGTGGTTTAGGCCAGTCATATAGCGGAGCTTATAATGACGCTACTCGCATGGCGGCGGAGTATGGTTATTCGCGTGCGGGTATGCTGTCGATGATAAATACTGTCTCGGGACTCGAAGTAGGAGGCCGTCAGATAGGTACGGCTATTGCTACCGATATTGCTCGTATGGCGGGGAAAGTCGCGCAGATCGGAGGCCGTCCCTATGACATTGTAGGTCTCAACTTGCAACAGCTCCTTTCGAGTGATAAGCCTAACATGCGAGATGTCCGGGAGTTGATCCACGCCGCGCCTATCCTCTCGAAATACGCTTTGGAGGATATGAAGCGTCGGGGCGTAACCGGAACCGATCCCCGGGAGTGGCTACAGGATCGCGGTAATATGCTCCGCGCCCTCTATCGCTTGGATGATGAAATACAACCACCTGCTGTAGCCGCCGCACGAGGCCGGGTCGCCCTGGCGAAAGAGAACTTCTGGATGCAGATAGCCGGAATGGATAGCCTCTGGGAGTCTGTGGGAAATGCGGGAGAGAAAATGTTCGAGAGACTCGGAGCGAGGATTGAGGTTTGGTTCTCTACGTTTAGCGATAAAGACCTCAGCGTTTTATTTGACAACTTTATAGATGGTGTCGGCGATGCCGTCAATGCGTTAGGTACATTATCTAATTATTTAATTAATTTCTCCAATTTCCTCAGCAACGTCGATATGTTTAATTCCGGGCCTAATAGCCTGGAACGCCGATTGATGCTCGACGCTTCGGAGCGTAATCAGGAATCCCGAACTAAAGCTGTCGATGTCCTTACCGAGCAGTATGCCAATCCCATAATTGCTGATTTTCTTAAAAGACCTGATGTAATTGCTAAATGGCAGTTAAACAAAGGAACTCCCGAGGAACAAAAGAAAGCCTATGACGAGGCTTATACTCGGCTGTTTAACTCTTTCAAGAACAATTATAAGAACGACATTCGCTCCGGACTTAAATTTTGGAGCAGTGACGGGTCTAATGCTCCGAACGATATAAATACCCCGACGGTACCTGGCGAAGAATGGAAGTTCCAATATACTCCCCGTTCTTATGGGATGCCTACGGCAAATGCGGCGGCGGCACTTAAATCTTTGGGACTCGATGGGCTGGCAAAAAGAACGTTCGACTTAAGCGCTCCGATTCCTGGACTGTCGGGGATGACCGGTAAATTCTGGAGTTCGTTTTCTCCCGACATGAAAGATGTTATAGAGAATCTCTATAATTTAACGAATCTACTCACGGGAAATAATACGGGAGGTTCCGACACTTCCGAAATTGACAAGCTAACAAAAGGGTCTAAATCTTTATTCATAAATTTCAACGCTCCGGTTGTAGAACTTTCCAATACGTTTAATACTTCGGCTTCGGCAGAGGAAATCTCTAAGATATTGGAGCCGCAGATTATAGATAATATTACCCGGGCACTCCATATTACGATCAACAACGCAACACGTACATTGTAGTCATGGCTAAAATAAATGATAATTACACCGCAGATACCGCTCCGGGAGTCGTAGATAATACGCCCGGAGTGGGTGCCCAGGAGCAGAATAACAGTTATTCAGTCCGCACAAATCAAAGCGGATTACTTGGATTCAAACCTTCGAATATCGCATCCTCAATACCTTCTCTAAGCCAGATTCCCGCCTATAAAACAGCTACGGACACGCTCGCACAATTACGCGGAGCTTTCGTTACGACGGTAAAACTCAGCTTGGCGGAGATAGGTTTCTGGCGGCAGGTGGCGGTGTATGGAGCGCGGGCGGTAACGAACGACAGGAAACCCAACCCTGATAAGGTTCGGTTGGGAGAATTGACGGATAAGTCGAATGACTATTTCATCGACACGGACAATCAGCAATACCAGCTTCGACGAGAGGACTTAAAAAGCGAGTTTTCGTTCCAATGCGGTGATTATTTCCTCCCTCTGTCTTTTACTTACGCCATCAATGGAGGCAAGAACCTAGCGTTGTCTCAGTTGGTAGATGGGCCGGAGATTATACAGCAGACGTTTAAGAAGCCCAAAGAGGTGAATCTAAGCATCCGCATAGAGAGGAATGAAGTAAGACTTAAAAAGTCTCCTACAGCCTCTAATATGGCTTTTATCGATGCAAATGACATCGGCACCGATACGGAGGAAGGATGGATTCAGTATAAGATCATGGAACTCGGAGCCGTTTTTACCGATCTGTATGAAACGCAGGATATTTTCCGTATTCAACATAATACCCTCAACAAAGATTTCAAAATGAGTTGGGTGATAATGACGGATTTCAGTTTTAAGCCTAATCCCGGAGCTACAGTGGTGGATATAGAGATGAAATTGCGGGAGGTGAATATGGAAGAAAACGCCATCGATTTTAACGCTAATACGGTGGATTCGACAAGTAGCGCCGGAGGAGGATCACGCAATGAGGGGTAATTTTTTCAAATGCGCGAATTGGGTACTTATTGAAGGTCAGAATGTCGGTTCCTTTGAATCTATTGAGGTCACGGAGGATCGGGATTCGCTGAGCAACACCTGTACTCTGACGCTTCCGCTCTATGCTATTGGCCGCGACAATACACAGCCTGCGAAGGGCGTGCGTGCCTCACTTAAGAACGCACAGATCATGGTCGGCGCTCGCATCGACGTATTTACATGGTATGAAGAAGTAGATGTTTTACAGCAGGAGTTTGAAAAAGTATTGCAATTCTCGGGTTACATCAAAGAGGTAGTAGAAGGTTTCCCTTTGAAGCTGATATGCGAAGATCACTCCTTTGTGTTACGGTTCGGATCTATAGGTAAGGATTGGCCGGGACGTACGAAACTCAAAGATATGATTAACCATATTATCCCGATTGCGAATAAAGCATTTACGGAGTTCAGGCAAAAAAAAGGTTTTAAGCAACCGGATAATTTCGTGAAACTAACCTTCGACTCCACGAATAGCGCGGAAGTAGAGTTTCAATTAAGCGTATATAATAAAATATCGCCTTTTGATGCGCTGATGAAGCTGATGAAGCTATATACTTTGTACGCTAATGCGAGTCCCGAGGGTAAGCTCTACTTCGGGTTGGGTGTGCGGGATAAATTCAAGCGCACGGTGAAACTCGCAACGAACGCGAATGTTATTGATCGGGATTTGATTCCTAAAAATGGGCTTTTCGAGAATTATAAGGTCGTAGTGAGCGCCATGCTTAAGGACGGCACTAAATATACCTATGAGCTGGGAGATTCCGAAGGGGAGGCGAAGCGAGTATTTATGCCTATAAATACGAAGGAGGGTATTAAGAACTTTGCAGAGGCTCTCATGGCCCACCTGAAAGGATCGCGTAATAAAGGGACGATAACGACAATATTGTACCCTGAAATTCATTTATTCGACTACATCAATTATACGGACACTATTTTCCCCTCTTTATCTGGTAATTTCTATTGTATCGGACGTAAATTTAAGGGCGACACCAAAACGGGCTATACCCAAACTATTACTGTCACGGATGAAATCTTCATGTTATGAGAGATTTTAATAAAGAGATCGAGAAAGACCTTTCTAACCTGGGCGAGTCTTTAGGCCGTGCAATTATAGGAAGGCTCCCTAATTTTATCGTCATCGCCACAGTCCAAAGCGTGAATGAGGATGATAAAGTATTAGATGCTGTTGTGGATGACACTCATGTATTTAGCGACATTGCATTGGATGTTTTTCCAAATGGGGGCAACAGCATCTATCTTGTACCCACTGTAGGTTCTTTAATTATCCTGGGATTTATCGAGGGATATGCCGAAGCGCCATTTATCATAAAAACAACCCAGGTAGATAAGATAATCATATCTATCCCCGGGGAGCATCCCGATAGTATTATTTACAGTGACAAGGGTGTCGTGGAAATAATTAGAGGGTCAAGTTCTTGGAAAATCGAAGATAACCTCATAACTTTGAACGGAGGCAAGAATCGAGGGATAATGAATATATCCCAGATCGACAGTTTAGTTGAGGCACTCTCTCAGGATTTAATGGCGTTAGGCGGGGGAGGTCAGATCAGCAAATGGATGGCCTCGGAATGGCCTAAATTGGAGGATAAAAAAGTAATTCACTGATGGCAACGTTAGGTTTATCGGCAGAGGTTATTATTGAGTCTCAGTATAAAGAATATATTGAGACATTGCCCGAGAATGACGGAGGCAACCCGGACGTGAAAACTAAGGATAAATTTATCGAGGGAATGAAAGATGCCGTTGGTAATTTTATCGATCAGAAGATACAGGAGATGAATCAGATGATTACCTCCGTTATTGACGGAGCTAATAATGTCATTCAGTCTGCAACTTCGATGTCTGCGGCGGCGACCGGAATTGCTACGCCTGATCCTATGGCCCCCAATGCGGCAAAGTCGCTGGTGTTGAATATAAAATCGGGAGTAGCGTCGGCACGGGCCTCTTTAGGGACGCTGACCATGACGTTGAATATGTTGTTAGCGGCGCTTACATTGCTTAGAGTTCCTATTCCGGCAATTATTGCAACAGCGAACGCGTTATTGTCCTCGGCAAACTCCGCGTTGAACTTAATACCTATTTAGTGATGACCGATTTACTCTTTGATTTTAACATCAACGATATAGTCCTGGATAACGGGGTATTTGAGGAATCCTATACGGTAAGTAAGCAGAACGCGACGTTGATATTCAACAAGTCGGCCGCGAGCATTACATATCCGCAGTTCGGGGTGGGCTTCGAGGAAATATATCCTTACCTCCCAGCATCTCAATATGGCGTGGTGGAAGCTACCGGAGAGCGTCAAATAATGAATGACGGAGCATTATATGCTACTATTACGATCTCAAAAGTTCCCGTAGATAACGAGACGAGAGTTGAGATAGTCGCGCGTTACAAAGGCGAATAATTATGAGCTATACAGTAAAAAGTGGAGATACGATCATGGATGCGGCTTACAACGTAAGCGGCTCTATGACTGCTATGGATCAACTGTTGGAGATCAACACCAACGATAAGTATCCTCCTATTTTATATGGCAATAATATCGAATCGGTGCATTTCGACGGTACTCCTAATAGCTATTATGTCCAAGAAAATAAATTAACCCAACCTATATACGAAGGAACGATATTAGTTCATTTTATAGCCCCAAGCATTCCATCTGGGCTTCGCGGTGTATTTAATTTAGGAGGACAATACGACCAGTCCTATCAAGGAGTTTTTGTTTTTTGTGGCTCATCTGTGGGAGGTATTTATGGGGGTGTATATGATTATATTGAAGGTAATGCGTGGAATTTTCCCACTACTCCGAATGCTGAATATGTTATCGGCATTGCATATAGGAACCATACTCCTGGAGGCGAAAGACCGATCACTACATTTTTTATTAATGGAGAATTCAGGGCTAAATGGCATGTCGCAAGACTCACATACATTCCTTACTATTATATTGGATGTTTATATCCTGAGTATGGTAGTCCATATATAGGTAATATTTTAAGTGCTCGGCACTTTGATTATGCATTATCCGATGAGGAAATAATTGATTTCAGTAATTTCAAGGATAAAGATCGGCCTAATATTTGGATGGGTTCCAAGGCTCCAGTTGCGGAATTCGTCTATAGCAAAGTTCAAAAGGATAGATGGATAAATACCGGGAAGCTGGGCGGAAGCGCTATTCTACAGGGTGAGGGAATTGAAGTAGTTTATGGAGATGATTTATTTATTCCGGAATCCAATCAAATGGAAACCTACACTCCAAATTTATATCCCGGTCAGATACTCGATACGAAAGGAGTTCCTATTTATAATTTGGAAGCTACGCAAGGACGGGAGTTTAATTCCTCCATTATGGATTCGGACGGTGTAGCTTCTGAGTTGGAGGCATTGGAAAAGACGCTTACTGAGGTGGATAAAACGCCTTACCTTACAACAGAGGGGGGGGGCAACTATATTGAAACAGAAAAACAATTTAAGATTATTGCAGATGGCATCTATTAAAATATCTGAATTACCCATTGCCGAGTCTAAAATTCTGGCTAATGTTGTAGGCATAGATTCCACTCCGGAAACTAAGCGCTTCGAGTTGGAGATACTGTGTAAGCCCTGGAATATATATATTAAAAAACAGGCCGATATAGTAAGTGAACCGAACGCAGAAGGTAAAACATCTTTAGTAACCAACGTAACTACTGTTATTGAGAATTATGAGCCTCTGCTTAGTAATACTAATCTCTATAGATTGTGCCTTATGCGCGCCCGTAAACGCACTAAAGAGGGTATGAAATGGCATGTCCCGATGTTTGGATTTAATAGTGATGGTACACCTAAGAATCCGGACCGAATGCGTTTCCAATATGATGATACCTGGTGGTATGCGGGAGCGAAAGAAACGGCATGGTGGTATGGACGCACTGATAAATATTTCAATGTCATTATCAATACAGAACAACATGCTAAAAAAGTTATGTTTATGAACCGACATAAAACGATGCTCATAGGCGTAGCGCTTTTTAGACGTAGTTTTACAGATAATTTATGGTATCGCGTGAGTAATATCGCTAAGTTAAAGCTGGTGACGCATAAAACACCCGATACTGTCGGCGAAGAAACGCGCTATACTTCGTGGGTAGAATTATAAACTTTTAGAGCCTCCTTGGGATGCCCCGTAGATAACCCTTGATCATCCATGTAGAGTGATTCTGGCGGCTCTTTTTTGAAATTATTTATTATGTCATATATAAACGATATTTGGAATAACCTCACATCCCTAATCCCTGGATTAAATCCGAGTGTTTCGGGGATTATCACCCGTATTACCGACGTATGCGGTACTTTCCTTGACGTGGTGACGTTAGAGATGTTGCGCTCGGAGCAGACTATCAATGCCGCAACACGCAAAGGACGCGTCACGAGTGAGCAGTTTTATGTCGATATGGCGTATAAATATCAGGAAGGCGACAATCTGGTTGTGGTTAATCCTGCGACACAGGAGTTAGGTTATGAAGTAATCGACGAAACGAAACAGATTATTAAGCAGGCTAATATCGGCGTTTCGTCATTGGGTATATTTTTTCTCAACATAGCGACAGCCGATAACAATAATAATATATTGGCCTTGACTCCGGCGCAGGTCGATGCTTTTCGGGAATACTATCAGAACTTCATTGCTATGGGCGCTCAGTGTACTATAACTTCTCAAACTCCTGCGATATTTTCTGCTGAGCATCTATATATCCGCTTTTATAGAACTTATAACCTGGAATCTATCAAGGAGAAATTGACAAAGGCGTTTCATGATTTGCAGATTCAAAAACGATCTAACAATAAATTATACGTCAATGAGGTTGAATCCTACCTGTCGAGTATAGATGGTGTGCGTGACGCGTATTTCTTTGAACCTAGTATTTCATTTAACGATGAAGTGCTTAAACCCGAAGATGGCGTATTCATTTTACAGCCTGGATATTTCAATTTTGATCCTACTTTGTATGACTATGGAGGCAGTTCGCCCATAACAACCTTTGAAAGTGTATGATGCGTTTTCGGTATATCGACATTCCCAAGTTCGTTTTTCAAACGTTACGGAGTAATTATTGCCTGCGCAGTGATTATGAGCCTACTGCTCAGCCTAATCGCACGACGTTTCTGTACAGGGTTTGCTTAGCTATTTGTTTTGCTCTGAATGGGAAACTAAAAGAGTATTATAAAATGCGGTCTAAATGGTACATGCTGGCCGCATGTACTCCTACATATGGACAAATTGAACGCGTACTGAGTTATTTATACGGATATAATATAATTATAGAGCAAAGTAGCGCCAATTTATATGGTACATTGCTCTATAAAGAAGATACTCCAAAAAAATACATGTACGTAGCGGACACGCCAGCGGTATATTGGGGATTTGGCGGTAATTACAGTGAGGCTCCGACGGTTAAAATTCCAACCGAGCTACGTGATGATCCTGTTCTTTATCCTCAATTTATCGCAGACTTAAATATTCTCACTCCTTTTTTTGTCAATTACATCTTAAAAACTTATTGATATGGACGCTTTCAAAACGTTATATACGTTGGCAGGCACAGGTAACCCTGTTAAAATTACCGATCTACAGGATATATGGGAGGCTTTTAATAGCTTGTCTCTGACTCCTTATGGCTTGGACGATAATATTCCTTACATCCTGGCTGGCTGTAAACTCGCCACCCCGGGAAGTTTACCAAGCTATATTACTCCCGGCGTTATTGCTTTCAAGGGTAAGCTATGGTATCTGCCTGCTGATTCCGTAATGACGAATCACTATTTATATGCCGTCGCTACTCCGGTAAATAGAATCGCTGAGAATGGAGTTACTTACAAAGCGTTCGATAACCAAACGATCATGGGTTATACGGATGAGGATTATAAAGGTGGTATTTTGCTTGGACTAGGTTCAGAGGCCAACTTAAAATTATGGTCTGTACGTATCGCAGACAATAGTATTACTCCGAGTATGATTCCTGATAGGTCGCTCCCGGCTACTAAATTAGAAACAGGAACCATCACCAGATTGGAAATAGGGCAGTCGGCAGTTACTACATTCAGTATTGCCTCCGGAGCTGTTACAACCGATAAAATCGCCGCCAATGCTGTTGTTCAAGGTAAGATAGCTTATGGTGCCGTTGGAGAAGATCAGATCGGTGATAACGTCGTACATTCCCATAATATCGCCAATAATACTATCTGGGGTCTGAACTTAGATTCCGGAGTATGTAGCACGCGCCCCAATAATGGGCCTTCGGTAACATTAAGTCCAGGAGCAAATAATAAAAGTATTTCGAATTTAATTCGATGGCATCCCGACCTGGGAATCTGGGACGGTTACACGGTTCAAATGAATACTTCGGGACAAGCTATTTTGAATATCAACTGCTCGGCGATTCCGGCGGCTCCGCCTCAGGATGTATATATTTACGTTGAGTGTAATAACGACTCCGGAAGTATCGATGTTAATTTCACATATACTGAACGTGCTTCGGCTCCTGCGATTCATCTGGCAGGAACGAATACTGATGCTTTGATCCATCTTACATTGGGACGTTCGAGATATATGTATGTGTCTCATAGTATCTGCGCCGACTAATACTCTTTTACATTGGAAATTACTCGTAGATATATTGGAGGTTTAATCGCTTCGGTTATGGCATTTTTTGCCCCTATTGAAAACTTGGTGATGACGGCAATAATATTTGTTGTTATCGACTTTATCGCGGGCGTATGGGCTAGTTACGTACGTGCCAAGCGCGCAGGTAAACGCGAGGAATGGGGATTTGAAAGCGAAAAGGCGTGGCATACAATTACGAAAATGGTATTCATCATTATCGGAATATGTATGTTTTGGATGGTGGAGCAACATGTTTTGGTTGATTTAGGTATCAACCTTCATTTAACCAATATATTTACGGGATTCTGCTGTGGTATTGAGGTGGTCAGCTATTTAGAGAACGCGGCCGACATCTCGGATCACTCTTTTTTCAGGTGGCTTAAAAAATATATTTTAAGGACTGCTAAAGATAAAACGGGAATTGACTTTTCAATGGATGAAGAAAAAAAGGAGGGCGAATAGCTCTCCTTTTTTATTACCACTGACTGATCTCAACGTGTATCGCTGGTTCATTCTTATCCACGCTGATCTTGGGCGAATCGTATTTAGGGCTGTCGTAGGGAGTGATTATCCGCTCTACTTTTTTATATTTGGATAATGCCACAGCTAAATCACGGGGATTAGGCGTAGTTCCTGTGGAAACATCTATGACATTACATTTCGCATACATTTCCTCCGATACGCAGTGCAATGATACTCGATTCCCTTCTTCCGCCAACTCGATTATTTTAGCCGTCATAGCCGAAATAATTTCCTCTCTCGGCTTGCCCTCAGCGGCAAGTTGAGTGTATAAATTACATACGGCCTGCCCCGGAGCTTTGTATCTGATGATGCTTCCGGAGGATAAGTTGTTGTACATAGCCTCCGCTTGTCTATGGGGCGGCCGGAGTGTGCTTGTAATCCGGATCGTGGGATTTTTAGATTCATCTCCTGCCTCCGATAATATGCTCCTACTAAGGTCAGACACTACACAAGTATCTTTGCGGGATAAATTGCCCGAGAAGATTATTTCTGCCATTTCTAATTCCTATAAAAACTTTTACATCCGTAGTAGTTGGGTTTTCGGGAACCGCCGCAGGGAACCCTATTTTCTAACCAGCCAAATGCGCTATTCCAACGCGCTACCTGCCATTGTGTAAACCATTGTTTCATGTTAATCATAGTCGATGTGATTTATGGAAAATTTAATATACTCATCTCCTTTTTTTACGTATTCTTTTTTTATTACAGCCTTCACAATATGCCGGTCGTTGAATCCATATCTCTCCTGCAACGCATCTTGTAATAATTTACATGGGTTGTCCCAATCTGCATTTTTACTCGACACTCCAAACTCATAATACACCTCAAAAGGAGGCTTAGGGAAATCCTCGATGGGAGGCATCAGGAACGTAATATCTTCCCGGTATTTCTTGTATTCTGGAGTCTTAAATCTCCTGCCCTGCCATGCCCTATTTACGGACATGGGTTTTATTTTCAGTAGAATTGGATTCACAATAATATACGCATATTTTCATTTCCTCTATCCGGGTTATCATCCCGGTTTTAGGGCATACATGGTGGCCATTATCGATCTCAGAAAGAAAGCAACACCGAGAACACCGGACTTTCTTCCTATCAGTCACCCGTCCTAAATGCGTTGCTTTCTTCTTTTTACTCATCGTTTGATTATATCAAACCCTACCCGGGCCTCAATTATGGGACATTCCAACGAGGGAGAATATCCCGCCACTCCTTCTACATTCAATCTTCCGTAGTTATAACGCCCTCTAATGCCAATATATTCCGCCGCTGAGCCATAATATCCTATTCCGGATACAGCGCCCACTTGCCATTTCGGGGGTTTTATAACTGTATTCGTCACCCGCTCGGTTATCGTCTGTACTTTCTGCGTGATCTCAATACGTTCTAACTGCGGCTTATACCCCGATATATCCAAAGAGTAATTTTCCGTCTTGTATGTTTTCAACTCGAAAGGAAGCGATACAGGCACTTTGACAGTGTCGCCATGCACTTCTACCAATACAGTGTCGATCCTCGAAATTTGGCGCGTTTCCGTAAGAATTACGGTGTCTCTGACGTGAATATATTTAACTACCGTATCTCGAAGGACAACCGGAGGGTTCCCGGTATCAACTCTGGAACATTTAGCGCCGATTATAAATGCTAAGGCCAATAGTATGACCGTGATAATTACATCACGCCATTTCATTTGCTTTCACTTAATCGGATCGGCCCTACCTTCGTCCATTGGCTCACGGTTTGATCACACCACCACGCATGGGATTCTAATTTATCCGTGAAGTTCGTGAGGGTACTTTCCATAGAAGGATTGAATACTCCGGCCTGGATGCCTCCATAAACTATGGCCACCAATATTTTTAATTCTAAAGATTCATCGGAAACCATCGAACTGATGTCCTTTAGTATTTCTTCTTCTTTGATTTCGGAAAGACGCAGGCACTCCGAGAGAGTGTGTACCGGATAATCTCCGGTGCGACCGATAGCCTCTGCGACCCAATCCATCATTTCGCGCAGGGTATCGATTATCTCGTCAAAATAAGGATGTACGGACATGAAATTATCTCCGCGCATAGTCCAATGTCGGGCCAAAGTGTTAGACTCCAACACCTTTGTAGTGGCTAAAATTCTGTCTAAAAGCATTTTATTCAAAAATATTAAGTTCTTCAATTGTTTCGTATTCCTCGGGTACTTCCTGAATCATATCCGGATATACGATAGTGGCGATGCAGTGAACATTAAGCGAATCCGGATCATCCTTTGCGTATATTTTATAAACGCTGTTTTTCTGATCCACGCATTTCAAATCTTCGCCCGTAACTTCCGTCACCTTTCCGCTTTTCAAAAAAATCTTATATCTCATAATTAGAATGGCGCATTATCATCTTCAACATATGCGGACTTAGGTTTTGTATGGTATGATTGTGTGGTGGGATTATATGCTACCCGTCCATTTCCTACATACACCAAGGGATATTCGTCGGGATTCGCGCGTTGCTCCTTTGTCCGGTATGTGTATATAGTATGTGTATCTCCTGCAATATTCGGAGATTTCATTGAGGATAAACACAACTTTATTGTAGTCCCCTGCGTGCCGTCTTTTTTTTGGTATTTACAAAAATAAATTCGCGGTATTTTGGTTAGCTCTATATCCAATTTGAAGGTGCATCCGAAGTCTCTGTCACCATATGATAATTTACCCGATCCTACGTATATACTTTTGACTCTATCCCTTATTTCATCTTCGTTTTTACATAGGGTTAAATATCTGTTATATCCCCATTTATTAGTTTCGTTGGACATGGATAAAAGTACCGAGATTCTCGCTCCTATTGTCCCGTCTTTTTTGTCAAATTTCTCAATTTTAGTCGCAGGTATTCGGTCTATATTTAGTGAGAAGTAATATGTTTCTTGTAGTGCCATTTTTCTGCGATATTATTTATTTTTTCTTCTATCATAAATATCTTAGGTCGGAGTTTTCGATCTAACTTCAATGCTTCATATTTACTTAAATGATAGTATATATTCCTACTGCAATAGCCTAAATGAGCGGCTAACTTTATGCCGTCCATCAACGGTTTTCGGTTGGAGTCCCTGAGGCTGTAAATAGAGTGAATATATATAGTCCGTGCATCGGATATTTTCTGTTCCCGACTATCGCCGTAAATAGACTCAAAGGAAACACCTAATATCGCCTCTATGACCTTTTGTATTTGGCTTATTATTTCATCCATATGCAAATATAATTAAAAAATTAACTATTCAGTGGACTCCTACTGATTTTATTTATCTGGTCATTCACCCTATGTACAGATATTAACTTCGACTGAAACAGATGTATCATAAAGGCGGCCGCACACTGAGCTTGGGTCGGATATATGTCGGAAAATTTATCCTCATCAGTTACGTAAGTCCATCCTATATAGCTGTAATATATATTGGAACTTAATTCTTCCAATCCCATATATAGTTCCGCGACATCGAAAGCATGATATTCTAAGTATCTGTAAAATTTAGGGTTATAAGGATTTATATGGTGTAAATATATCCCGAATAATTCCCCGGTTTTTTTGTCCCATACCTTAAACCATCGCAAATCGGATCGTTCGGGTTTTATTCCCAATTCATGTAGTTGTACGGATTGTTCAAAAGAACAAACTTTATCTTTGATCTCCATTTACCTCTGAATTTACGTTGCATAGTTCGATGAATGTGTCTTGGAATACCTCCTTAGAATATCCATAAATTTTTACCTGCCCGTTAGGTAGTTCTTCTTTTACGATATAATCGCCGAAACGCACCAGAAAAGAAGAATTTATATTAGAATCCCATATTAAAACACCCTGGTTCGTGCGCGCTATATTTATCTCGCTTCTAATCCAATCCCCCTCGTTACCCCTGGAAAATATCAACGCCTCCCGGATTGATTCTGCGGTCTCATCCAATTTGACAGCCTGGTAAATAATGGGCTTCTTCAAAATAAAATTCGTTGTCATCGTTTTATCTCCTTTGAAATTAAATGTCCGTTTGCGTCATATACTCGCTTTTCTCGGTCATTTTCGACTACTCTATAAACTATTTTTCCGCTTTTGTCCTTCACAATATACCCCGATGCAGTCTCTACGCGAATATAGACTACCTCTCCCTTTCCATTTTTGATCGTTGTTTGTTGCTGGGCCTCTGTAATTAACGGAAGCCACAACAACAAAACCATTAAAATTGTTTTTCTCATTATATTTTGCCTATATCTATATGATGAACAATAGTTAATTCTCCTTCATATCCTCGTCTCCGGAGTTCGATCATAAGCTGTCGAGGGGTAAAATCAGCTAACGGATTATTAGCATCCTCCGCTTTTTTATTCAAATTAAGCCCCCCCCCGTCTTTTATTTTATGTCTCGAATATTTCACCATATTATTGAAACATTCTTTGCAGTACGGATTTAATCCATCCTTCATACTTTTCTGTTTGTAAAAATAAGAAACATCCTTCGTTTCTCCGCATTTTAAGCATTTTTTTTCGGTAATCATAGTTTTAATTATTTTTTTCTGATTGTTGAAAGTGTTCGATAATCTCCTCGGCGGTGGCTTTATGCCAATAGGTTTTAAATTCCCAAATATCAGAATCTAACTCATCCTCTTTGCAGATGTCTATGCCGGTACATAACCGCCAATTGTCCCCATCTGTAAACCACTGCATATAATCGCTATCATCCCTCATCGCCGCAAGAGCCTTGAATAGCTCGATATTCTCGCTCGAAATCCGCACCTGCGATGTAAGCGTCTTCAAGCATGGTATCAATGCCCTCTTTTTTCCCATATCGAGACGTGTTTTTCGCGGCGTACTCACAAGCTCTTTCCTCAATCGTTTTCATTTTAATATGATTTTCCATGTAGCCGGGGCCGTTGTTTGTTGTACGCCATTTTAAGTCTTATATGAGTATCGATGTCGATACGGTGAGCGGCACACGTATCGAGAATCCGAATTAACGCATCAGCAAGTTCATCCTCCACTGTGTCCTTTATGTTATTCCGGAATGCCTCCATGTATTCCTCTGTTGTGCTGTCCATTTTTGCTATAACGCCAACATTGTAAGCATATCTATTTTTTCGATCAGCTTCCAATGCCTCAGAAAGTTCGGAGTGAATCAAAGCTATTCGCTGACTGAATGCCATTTGTTTGAGTGATTGTCTTGGCTCTGTATCTGCATCATCTATACTATCCACAAGGTTAATTTCCGCATCATAAAAACCATGATCTACTGCATTTTGGTAAATTTCTTGGGCTAATTCATTGAGTGTTTTAGGTGTGTTCATTGTCTTATTATTTTGTTGGTAAATTTGAATATCCTTTAAAAAACATCACTAAAGACGTAATGCCCATAATCAAATAGATTGTTCCCCATATCCAATGTCCAGAAGTAAAGGATGCCTTGGAAGAAAATCCAAATAAAATTACTCCGATAAGTCCTAACCATGTATCAACTGATGCTTTTGTCATAATATCCATATTTTAAGTTAGTTATTATTTTCTCATGCTTTTACCGTTAAACGGAACTCGACAGCACAAATATACGATTCGATCAAAAATGCGTTCCCCATATCTCTCCCGAAGTTCCGTAGCGCTTAGATTCGTGGTGGCAATAATCATGGTGTCGGTATTATCCTGCGCTTTAGTAATTGCTTCAATTACGACATTCCTATCCGTCCCATAATCTTTCCGTTGGCTTGGCTCGGCCCCAATATCATCCAATGCGATGATTTTTCGTTGCGTAATTTCGTCGATATTCAACTTTTGGTTAGCACAGTCCACGATCGTTACGATGCGCGTTAATTTGGCCCTAAAAATCATCGGAATGACATATCTTAGCATGATAGATTTGCCCCGCCCTACTACTCCGTACATTAAAATCCCTTTTCCTTTGTTGTCTGTCATCCATTCGGCAATCTTATCGTACTCCGGTAGCCATTTCAGATTCTCGCCCATTGCCTCACCAACTGCTTTGAGTGCATTTTGCAATTCCTCTTTGGCATTGGGGATGGAAAATTTGAATCGCTTGGTTGGGATAGGGCTGTTCTCAATTCTCATCTGGCTAATCACATCTTTGTAATCCATCTCGTTTCAGTTTTAGAATTGTTCGAAGTAAGTATTTTCGTCTTGTCGATATTCGGCCGATGCCATTTTCACTCGTTCGACTGTTTTTTTGCGGTTGTCGTAATTTCCTTCTATGACCTTTACCCAATTGCTTTCGTTTGCAATGATCCAATCTAAATTCGCCTTAAATCTGCTTTCTGTCCTTCCGCATAAAAAATCAGACTCTATCATTTTTGAGAATACATCCTCCCATTTAACTCCCGCTTCTTCCATTTCCAATTGCCGCGCTCTAATTTTGTTTTTTCTCGTCTCCGTAATTTTCACTGCTCTCGGAAGGCATGTCGCAATCTGGTTGTATTTGGCGACTACCTGGGGCCAAACTTCCGGACGGTGAGGGGCCGGGGGAGGGGCTGGGGAGAGGGCGAATAAAGAAGGGATATTTCTTTTTGTTTGTAGAGATTTACTTGTTAAATCTCTATTTTCTTTTTCTTTAGGGTTATTTGGTATATGTTTCTGAGTATAACTAAATCTATAAATATAACTACTATCTATAATACGCGCGCTATTATTAGAAGTATCACAATCAAAATTTTCTTCCGCTTTTGGAGCGTTGGTTAGCAGTTGGTTAGCTGTCTCTTTTTCGTCCTCGCAACACACTGTATCACAATTGATTTCATCTGTTTTCAGTTGGTTAGTTGTTGGTTGGCATTTTTCGTCGTTGGTTGATCGTTGGTTAGTAGGTTGGTTAGTAGCGTTTTTTTCATCTTTGTATCTATCATAATTACAGATAGTTATACTACGTTTGACGTTGGTTGATTGGTTGGTTAGTAGTTGGTTAGCTTCTTCCAGTTTTTTTAGGGCTGATCGAACGTTTTGCCGACTTAAATTCGTGCCATCTGCAATGCTTTTTATTGTGCCTATCCATTCTCCATTTTTAGCCGAATTACCGGCCTTCTCAGTGTCATTATTTGTCGAATTTGCGAGCAAAAAAATGAACACTAAGGCGGCGTTTTTATTCCACGTCAATATATCGCGTGGTATTTTTATGTATTCATTATTCATAGATTTTTTTAGATAGAAAAAAGAACGGGATCAATACCCTCCTATACAGTGACAGATGTATAATCAGGTACCGATCCCGGTATTATTTCGGCTGTCACCCCGTTTGGTTTGTTGCAAAACTAAATAAATATTTCCTTTCTGCAAAATATTTCAACTCTTTTTTAACGCCAATTTTACAACTTCTTCCACTTCCAACCCCGGGTTATCGTTTAATATTTGGGTAACCTTTTCTTTGGCTGTTTTCGCGGTAAAACCCAATGATTTAAGCGCGGAAACAGAGTCGTTAAATAATTCGCTGTCAATTGGTTCTGTTCGGTTATATGAATCATTGCTTTTAGTTCGCATGCAACTCAAATATTCCTCATATCGTTCCACTTTGCGATGTTCGTACCACACGGCTAGGCAAAGCAGAACAATTATTGTCGCTGTCCCTAAGCTCATACCTATGTCCTCCTTCCTTTTCTCGGCGGATAAACTGCAATATCAATGAACTGAACGCCGTCGATTTTAACTGGTATAATCGCCTGCGATCGGATTCTTTTTACGATAGCCGCATAGGTGACTCCGCAATCTTTCGCATAATTATTTATCGTTCGCAGGTTTTCGTAATATTCGGTGTTATTCATGTCTTTTATATATTCCTTTATTTATTTTATTCGTTTGCAGTTACATCCTCCGCATCAATATCTTCGACATAATCGGCATCTTTTCCGTCCGGATATTGCGGCGTTGCGGCGTTTATGTCCATATCGGTAGGCGTCGCCTGATCGAATTTTAGCGCCATCCATAGTTTTGAATTAGCCATAGTATCCATACTACCCCACTTGTTTAACAGTTGTTTTATCACCGTCTTTTCGGCCATTACGGGGAAATTAGTCTGCCAAAGTCCATCCGACCGGTTGTAGGATTTAGAATAACGCTTACCGTGCGCCTTGATTTGCTCGGTAGTCATATACAAATAGTGATCTGCGCCGTTCAGAAAACGGATATACGCCACGTATCCGATCAATATTTCCCGATCATGGGGTTCAGAATTATACTCCAAATCCCCCGTAAAAGGATTATGGCTCTTTATATCTCCTTCATACACCGGTGCCGCGTTCAAACGCTGGATAATTCCGGTATTGTTGGCCAGATGCACCAATCCGTTTTTCATCGGCATGAATGTAGCTTGATTCCCATAGGGCACTATAGCCGCTTGGCCAAATGCCGGATCGATCGTTAAACCGGTTACTGCGCATGCCATACAAGAACGCAGGATCGAATTTTTGTCGCACTCCATCAATCGTTTGTTTTGGGGTGCCAACAGTACATTACGCACCGTCTGCAAAAATATGGGGGTTTTATCACCCATTATTTTCTGGAACGCCGCTACATTTTTATCTTGGCTTAAAGCTGTCAAAATAGTATCGCCTTTAGGCGTCATCGCCTTACTCGGTTGAATTGCACTACCGATAATCTCGGCATTTTTTTCTGATTGTGTCATAATTTATATTAAATATAGTTTGAACTCTGCAAAAGAAAAATCATTGATAACCTCGTCGCCCTCGTCGTCATAGGTGTGGAACTCCCACCAGATGGGCACCACGTCCTTGATAATGACCGTGCGATCGTTAAAACGGTCATGGGATAAGTAAAAAAACAGCGTGGCAGTAAATACCCCTTCGTCGGTGTCTATTTTGCCTTCCCAACGCAAGTTGCCTTTATTGTCGTCCAACAAAAGCTGGGCGATACGTTTGTAAGTGTTCGGCGTTATCTGTTTCATTTTAGTAATAATTTTCGTGGTTTATCTTCGGCACCTCGGTAGGTTGCCACAATGTTTCCTTCATACTCCAGCGCGGTATAATCCTCAAAGAATATACGTAGATCATCCTCTGTTTTTTTGATCTTCTCATCTAACTCTTTGCGTTGGCGCTTCTGTTCTTTCAAGGTGCGAATCTGCTGCATCGTCTCGGCACCTATCAACCGTATTTTATCCTCTGCGACCGGCCATGCCAGCCGCGCATCCTCTCCGGTTTCCACCGGTGGAATATCGGTGCCAAGAATGTACCTTTCGAACCATTCGCAACAGTAGGCCATGATATATCCCTGGGTTTCGGCGTCGAAATCGAACAGGCCGTACACCAATTCCTTGATCCCATTCTCGATCCCCAGATACCCCCAATCCAATTCCATTACGCCCATTTGGTACATAAGCTGGCAATACCACATTTTCGGCGTATTCTCCTTGTCCACCGCAACAATCGGCATCCGGGTATCTTTGATCTCCACAATGCCCCGTGTGCGGCGCCCTCGGGCAAATAGCATCCGGTCGGGCGCCACCTGCACGTAATCCGGATACTTGTCATTATGATATACTTCTATTTCGGCCGATCGCTTGATGATCCGCTCCCCGGTTTTGGCCGCGAATAGCCGCGCGATAGCATCCTCCTTGTACTGTCCGCGCAGTACCGAGTCGTTGCTCTGTTCTTGTGCGGCTTGGGTGTGGTAGTTAACCCAGAATTGGTAAGGCGTGCAATAGGGGTTCAGCCCCAGAATCGTACCTATATCCGACGAACCCATCATAGGGCTTCCCTTGCGATACTCCAGCCATTCCTCCCGGTTTTTATAGACTGTTTTTGTTATCATTTGTTGTCGTTGTTAAAATATTAAATACTTGTTTCTTATTAAGTTCGACCACTCCCCGTATATTTCCCGTTAAATCGTGGTATTTCATCGTCTTCGGGTAGAAGTCCACGATACCTAATCTGGCACCGGTATAGTACCATTTGTTTGGCGTATCTTTTCTCTGCGATGCTTTTTCATAACACTTGCCATACGCTTTAATCTTGCGGAAAACCCGCAGGCATCCCGGTTTTATCTCCTCTATTTCCAACTCCCGGCCATGCGCGGCGGAATACTCCATAACAAGGCGTATAGTCTCCTCGGTGCGGTGTTTAGGGGTTCTTTTCCTCGTACAATCCATAACGTTTTATCATATCGTCCAGACGTTTATTGATCTGTATTTCCTCCTGCCGACGTAGGAAACTTACTACTGATGGCCAACGTTGCCGCAGAAAATTCGTTACATCCTGCGCATGTCCCCGGCCTTTGAGTAACTTGGTGAGTTGATAGGGAGAAGCCAAACCGGGGTAAAAATCTGGAAGGACATTAGCGAAGGTATTCACCGAAGTGAAAGGACGCCCCGTATAAGGGTTTAACGCCCAATATTGCGCATCTTCTACCTCGATTAAGATATAGCCGATCCGTCCTAAACTTTCAAATACATGTTTTTGGAATATTATTTTATGGAAAATAAACTGACATGGAAATACTTCGTAAATACTACTCCCATTATCGTCTCCTAAATATCTGACATGTAGGTTTTCAGTCCCTTTAACGATTATATTGCGGTTGCAATCCATAGCTATAAAATTAGAGTGTTATCTATTTCCAACAGAGCATTCCCGTTTTCCATACCTTCGGTAATCATGTCGCATACACGACGCAAGTATTTGCGATTTTTGCGCAGATCACGCCCGTTGCACCAAGTAGAAAATACAAGGTAATCTGCGCCCTGCATTCCATTGCTGGGGTGGCTTACCACCGGCGTATTGGGGAATAATGTTTCGAATCGATGGATTAGCAAAACACTCCAATATTGGGTGCTTCGGCGTACATTATATCCACTATCAATTTCATCTACATAGGGTATATATACCGATATTTTGTGTTTAATTTTCATGGCTAATTTTCCTCGGTTTCGTTATCATCTTCTTCCTCTTTTTCATCGTCGATCGGATTCCCGTTCTCATCCAAATTGAATTGTGCGTATAATTCTTCTCGCTGGAACCAAAGTATATCATTGAGAGCAGTACAATCAATTCCGTCCGGATATATCTCTTCGATATAGGCTTCAAATTCTTCTTCTTTGCCTGCGTTGATAATGGCGTTCTTGGTGTCCAAGCCACCCGACCAGGCGTCGAAATTGTCTAAATTAGTTTCTGCGTAAATTTTCATAGCTGTAAAGTTTTAATAATTCAATAATAAATAAACTCGTTCCCGAGGATTTGAAGGCTGTAGCCGCCATCGTGGATGCCGACTATTTCCGAGCCATAAATAACCGTCAGAGCGCCCAAAACAAAGCACAGACAGCAAAGGATCAACAGTGCCAGAAAGATCAATACACGGCGTTTCATAATTTTGCTGTTTTAGGTTTAACGTAGTTATTTGGAAAAGAAATCGCGGAAAGTCTGGTTTCCATACTCTCCATTTGTGAGTTTGATTATTTCGGCAATCGTATATTCTTCCTTACGATTGCCATTTAGCTTATTTTCGATAAAATACCGGGTTCCGGCACTGCAGGCTCCGGTAATTACTCGGTAACATTTAATTGCGTCGCCGTGTGAAAGAGTGTCCGATAACTGCATATCCTTGTAATCGCTCTTTTTTCGGTCTGTGACCTTATAAATCAAATCTTCTTTAGCTTCGTTGAGCGTATTGCCATGCGCCCAATTTCCATTGCCATCGGTTATCAGGTATTCAACCTCTTTGCGAGCAATTTTGCGTACGCGATAGACATGGGATTTATGGCTAACTATTTCTGTCAAGATGCCATCAGCGATGATACACTTACCGTCCGGCGTTATGAAACCATTTCGAATTAGTTTCGAGCATATCACATCCGCCGCATTTTTATCCTGCACGGCATTTTTAGGCGAATATGTCGCACCCTCCCGGACATAGACATAGCCGCCGATCGTGGTGAGCTGGTCGGCCTGGAACGTGGCACCCGCCTGGACATAGACACTGCCACCAATAGTCGTGAGCTGGTCGGCCTGGAGTGTCGCACCCTCCCGGACATCGACATCGCCGCCGATCGTGGTGAGCTGGTCGGCCTGGAACGTGGCACCCTCCCGGACATAGACATCGCCGCCGATCGTGGTGAGCTGGTCGGCCTGGAACGTGGCACCCGCCTGGACATAGACACTGCCACCAATAGTCGTGAGCTGGTCGGCCTGGAGTGTCGCACCCTCCCGGACATCGACATAGCCGCCGATCGTGGTGAGCTGGTCGGCCTGGAACGTGGCACCCGCCTGGACATAGACACTGCCACCAATAGTCGTGAGCTGGTCGGCCTGGAGTGTCGCACCCTCCCGGACATCGACATCGCCGCCGATCGTGGTGAGCTGGTCGGCCTGGAGTGTCGCACCCTCCCGGACATCGACATAGCCTGTAATCTCGGTATAATCAACCGATAATGATTCGTTTTCTTTGACAATCAAGTTTCCTTTGTAGATATTCGTTTTCATAATATTGTTGAATTTTATTGTTTATCAGCATTTGAATAGTTTTTTTCTTATCGCACTCACAAAAACGGCATATTTGCATTCATACCCCGATCTTTTTTAAGTACAATTTACGCTCGATCCTTGATCGAAACCGGTGCGAAGGTCGCACAAAGCGCATTGATCCCCTTCGGCTGGTGCTTTCATCCAGATATACAGACTCCCAGCCCATGAAAAACAACTATTGCCGTTTCTCCATGCGTTATTTGCCGCGCTCACGAAACTACTTGCCATTATTTACAAATTTTTTAGGGTAATAGCCTTTAAGAAGATAACAGCAAAAATATTCATTGAAACTCTTGCAATCTCTACCAAAAAATGAACATTTATCACATGGGCTATCATCTTGTTGCCGTTCGCCGCAATATAACGGCGGGAGGAACCCCACTTCTCGATTCTTTTTAGTTGCATAATATTTCCTTTTTTATTGTCTCTTAAATGTGTTCTTTACTAAATCGCATATATCAAAGGATATAGGCTTTGCGTTCCGGGACTTTAATGTCAATATAAATTCATCTATGGTAGCTAAATAATGACTACACCGGACATATATCCCGTCCTCAAGGTTGAAAAAGTAAATATCTCGATCATCTTTGAAGGTAAATCCCATGAAAATAAGATAGGGGTAATTTCCGACATATGCGCCTTTATTCTCGAAGGAACACCCCCTTCCAAAATCACAATCTCCGCCGAATGTGCATCGCGCTCCAAACTCGCATTCCTCGTTAAAATTACAATCCCGGGAAAAGGTGCACGCATCTCCAAATTCACACCATTTAGAGAATGTGCAGTTCTTCCCGAAGGTGCAAGACTTATCAAAAGAACACGACTCTCCGAAATTACACCATACATCGAAATTACAACTTACCGCAAAAGTGCAATCATTCCCAAAGTCGCAATTGCGCCCAAAATCACACCACCTGCCAAAGGTGCAACAACTCCCGAACTCGCAATCTTTTCCGAACTCACACTCTTCATTGAACACGCAATTATCGCTAAATATACTCCTACTGCGAAATGAGTATATTTTATCGAATACATGTATCTGGCTGTAATCTCCCGTAGGACACTGTATAACTCCGCCGATCTTATCGAAAGAAGCTAAATCTAAGTCAGTATATTTTTTCATCGCTCCCCGTTATTTGGTTAATAATAGTCTTTACCTCTGTATCACTCGGAGCCTCAATGCCCCGCAATGCCTCTCCGACCGCTAAAATTTGGCCGATCGTCATGTTTCTGGAATATACCCCCGCGCGATCAATCAAACGCGCTAATTCCGCAAATTCCGTGCTTTTCATACTTTTATTTTTGGTTAAAAAGTTCTGTTACTGCCATGTTTACATCTTCAAACGTATGTTTGGTAATTTGTGCAAAATACGATATACCTTTAATTGGATAAATGCAATTTGTGACTAACCTTTTCGGTTTGCCGAACAAAGCGACCTCCTTAAAAACATCATCAGATGGTGTCATATATGCCGATAGTAATAGTTTTAGAACGATAATTATCGCCTGAATGACATCTAAATTCTACTGTTAAAATCTCTTTTGTCATCATATTATTCATCCTCCCAATTTAATTGGTCTAACTCCTCCAAAAATTCTTTCCAATCGCTTTCTATGTCGTTCCACTCCTCCCGCGCTCTTTCCGAAGCCAAAAGGGACGCAAGGATTTCACTACTCAAATTATCCGGCTTATAGCCCATATCAGAGGCCAATTTCAAACTTTCCGTCAGGGGACAATCGTTTTCTATCAAATACTCCATTGCTCGCGCATAGGAGATTATTTCAACGTCAAACGCCCCGTTTGCATCCAGAATGTCAGTCAGATCATCAAAGGTAATGCCCTCGTAAAAGTCATCTGCTGATAAATTTTCCGACAATTCAAAGTTCTCAAATTCAAATTTGGAAATAAAATCGTTAATCTTCTGATTAATCTCTGCTCTTTTCATGGCTGTAAAGTGTTTAGTGTTTTTAATGTTTTTTTGTTATTTATCTACCTCAATATCTACCGAGCGCAGTACCTCTCGTATCTCATTCTTTGCGAAAATAATACTACTCTGAGTATATGTGTCGTACTCCGGGTGGTGCTCTCGGATCGACTGTATCCACCAATAAGCAGTCGATAAACGTACAACTAATTGCTTCAAATCCTTACCTTTGTAAGTCGCTGGCTCATACGATGAAGGACTTATATTGTAATTTGTAAGTGTCATAATTTAAGAGAGTTTTTAATCAGTACCTCTATTCATCTATACAAATATACCAATTATTCAATTAGGTACAAAATATTATACCCAAAATCTATATTGTTTTTATCTATACTTAATAACAAGGTTATAAGATTTATACCAAAACCCAGAATACATTACAGTATGTAATATTAACCTTACAGGTAGTGGAGCTTATTTAACCTTAGTAACTCTGTGGTAGATAGGGTAAATATATACTTGTATTCTTTGTGTAGAGATCATATACAACCTTAGTAAACTTAAAATAAAATATTACTTAATTGCTAAGAGTATAGATTATCTATAACCCCAGAATAAAAGTATATATATATACGCAAATATAAATAGAGTGTTTGGGGGGATTGTTGGTGTGGTGCTGATTGTGTTGGTTGGATGTTGTTGCTTCGGGTGTTGGTTGTGGGGGTTTGGGTTTGGGTTGCTGGGGGAGTTGAGTGCTGAGAGTTTGCGGGGATGTTGGGCGGTGGGGATTGAGATATTGAATGGGACAGGAGTGGGAAGCGAGAGCAGGGAGAAAGGAGAGAGGAGGGACAGAGGGACAGAGGGAGGGTGCTGGTGGCCGAGGTGGGGTGTGAGCGCGGAGGCGAAGCCGGAGC